GATTGGCGTAACAATAAAGCCTGACTTTACTTTAGATTTCTCTGCTGCGGATATTGCAGGTATCTCTGGCGCTGAGGGTGTTCTGAAGAATATTGTGAGAAGGATGTCTCAGGGAAGAAGAATAGACGCCTATGAAATCCACAAAATGAAGAAATATATTGATGAGCTTGTTACCTATGGTACGCAAAATTTGCAAAAGCCATTGACGGGCGAAACGCTAAACATAGTCAAGTCATTGAGGCGCGATCTGAATCAAGTTTTGACCGAGAACTTTGATGGATACAGGGCTGCTAATCAGCAGTATGCTGAAACCATAAATGCTCTTGATAATTTCAAGGACGCAATGGGAACTGTTAATTATGACAGCCCAAGTGCTGCCAGGGCTTTGGGTACTAGATTGCGAGGAATTGGATCAAATGCTCAGTATAGAGCTCGGTTGCTTGACTCAATAGATGAGATGCAATCTCTTGCGAATAAATATGGCGGTGAGTTTGATGATGATGTGATCAATCAGACAGCCTTTACAATAGAGCTTGATAAAATGTTTGGCACTCAGGCTCCAACTAGCTTTTCGGGTCAAATCGGTGAAGCTGTTGGACAGTCTCAGAGTAGAGTGGGCGCGGCGGCGAATGTTGCAAGGGCAACGGCTAGAAGAGCCGCAGAGGCAGCTCTGGGCAGGGACGAGCAATCCCAAATTAGGGCAATGAGAGAGCTTCTGCTGAGCTTCGATTAGATACAGGTAACGAATAATGGCTAGATTCGGCGAGATAAACGCACAATACTTTGATGACGCTGGCGATCCGCTTGGAAGCGGTAAGCTGTATTTCTATGAGACCGGGACGACTACTCTCAAGGATACCTACAGCGACATCAACCAGACGATCGCTAACACCAACCCGGTGATCCTGAGTGCTGCAGGAAGACAGCCAAACATATTCTTCAGCGGTACTGCTAAGGCAATCCTGACCGACAAGAACGATGTTCAGATACTGGTCCGTGACCCGGTAGGTGCTACTGCAAGCATATTCGGTGATGGGTGGGTCGCTACGAAGATATACAGCACTGACGCTGTGGTATTGGGTAGTGACGGTCAATACTACCGATCTCTCGTTGCAGGTAACCAGAACAACGATCCGACATCTACGTCAGGATACTGGACGCTCCTGTACTCTGTTCAGTGGAACTCCGGGATCACATATCAGGAGGGCGCTGTAGTTACCTACAATGGTGAACAGTACCAGAGCCTCCAGAACAGTAACCTGAACAACAATCCATCGAGCGCGACAACTTACTGGGTGCTTTTAAGTTTCGCCTGGTTGTCTACAAGAACCTACGATCTCAATGAGAATGCGGTAGGTACTGATGGGATTCTGTATACCAGCCTGCAGAACAGCAACACTGGCAACATCCCGGCAAGCTCACCAAGCTATTGGGTGGGAACATCGGCGGCGGCTGCGGCTAGTGCTACAGCAGCGGCAACGTCTGCAACAAACGCAGCAACGTCAGAGACCAATGCAGCCAACTCTGCAACTGCCAGTGCGACATCTGCCACTAACAGCGCAAACAGCGCCACAGCGGCAGCGACTTCCGAGACCAATGCAGCAAACTCTGCGACAGCATCAGCGACTAGTGCGACAAACAGTGCTACATCAGCGACTGCTAGTGCTAACAGCGCGACAGCGGCTGCGGCTAGTGCAACAGATGCGGCGAATACCTATGATGAGTTTGATGATAGGTATTTGGGTGAGAAGTCATCTGATCCGACAACTGACAACGATGGCGATCCGCTAATAACGGGAGCCCTGTATTTCAATAGTGTCAGCACTACCATGCGGGTGTATACCGGGAGCGCATGGCAGGACACTGCTGCAATCGCAACTACTATAACTCTGTCTCAGGTAACCGATGTCACGGCTACGGCGACGGAAGTGAATGTCTTGGACGGTATCCCTGCAACGCTAACATCAACAGAGCTTGGGTACGTTGATGGAGTGACAAGCCCGATACAGACTCAGATAAATTCAGTGTCAGGAATTCTTAGTGCAACTGCCGCAGAAGCAATTACTGCGAACGATGTTGTCGCTATGAATTCTTCTGGCGAGATTGAAAAAGTACAGATTAAAACCCCGCAGTATTCTGATTATCTTGCCTTGTATCAGGGAGACTTAACTCCTGAAGTATATTCTACGCAGGATACCGCTTCTGGAGGGGCGCATAGTTTTAATGAGAGCGCAATTGCTTATATAAAAACTCTGGATGCTTTTTTAGAGGTGGGTCTTTATAACGATGGCGTTACTTATTATGTTGAAGGTAGATTTATAACAAAGAATGAATCTGGGGTTTGGGAAAAAGGATCTGAATTCGTTATTTTTACTAGAACGTCAACCCTTAACCGCCATGTTCAACTCCGTTATGTGGAGACTTCAGAAATTTGCCTTGTCGTTTACGAGAACGGAGATATTGATTTACAAACTATTGATGTGTCTTCAATAACAACTAGCCCGACAATAGGCGCGGTGCAGCGAATAAGCTCTAGCACTGGCGAGTCGTTTGGTTTTTATGACATAGGAAAAGACGCAACAAATACCTATGATCAATTCGTAATAGAATATCAGGATGGTTCTGCTGAGCACTCTAGGCTGGTTCAAGTCACTAGCGCTGGGGTTGTTTCTTTTGGGAGTGAAATTTCTTGGGGATCTGATAGGAATCAAATGACCAGTAAGATGTGTGGTGTTTTTTATGACCCCACTAATGATTGGATCGTCTGGATTTACGTTGATGACAACAACAGTGATCGCTGTACGTTGCAATACGTTACAACAAGAACCGGGAACACTAGAAGCACAAAGCAGGTAATTGATACACAAACAAATATAGATGATTGTACTGCTGGCAGAACAACTGATAGTGATAGATGGATGATCGGTTATACACAAGGCCAGTTAAAAGTGGCAATGGTCACCTGGAACGCAACGTCATCTCTTTATGATGTAACGACAGTTGCAAACATTACTAGCATTACTGGTCAACAAGTAGATTTTGTAGATGGGACAACCAATATATCTTATTCTCCCAGAGATGAAAAAATGATTGTATTGGGGAAAGATGCCGGCAGTAACGCTATGTGTCTGACTATATTGGAAGACATAGCAACAGGTGTTTGGACTTCATCGAATGTCGCTCAGTCTCTCGCAGGTGATGAGACAACAGGAACTCAGAGCCCGGGAAGTTTCTCACACGCGGGCCAACAATATTACGACAAGAAATTTTCATACTTTTCATGGGCAAATGGTCAAGCAAAGAACATATCTATGTTAAGGCAGGCTGGCACTAACTTTGATTCTTTTGTCGGGATCGCAGATACAAGTGCTTCCGCAGCCGCATCCGTAGATTACAGGGTCAGATTTAATGTGCAGGATAACTTTACTGGTTTAACTCCTGCTGCGGTTTATTATTGTGATGTGAATGGAAATGTTACAAATGTGGCTGCTGACGCGATCGTAGATGATGGCGCAAGAGTGGGCATAGCAATTTCATCAACGGAGTTACTGATAGAATGAAGATTATCGTAAATAAGCAAACAAACATCGTTGAGCTTTCGTTTCCTGATTCAGATTCCGTTGGTTTGCCTGATTATTTGAGAGTGGTCTCAAATGGCGAGAACTATCTATATAGCTCCATTACTGATCAAACATCGAAGATAGTGAGTGTGGATAGCGTTCCTGCTGATTTGTTTCAATCAAACTCTGCGGGAAGGCAGGTTGTTTATACCTACACTGATCAGGATGGATTTGTAAAAAAACCGCTCACGGCGAAAGATATTGCTGAAGACACCAAGCGAATAAATCAAGACTTTGAGCAGGAAATTTCTTCAATTAAGGAAGGATATAACGAAGACGAGATTAAGTCTTGGGATCAGCAGGCTTTGGAAGCAACCGCATACCAGAAAGACCAGACAGCGGAAACTCCGCTTTTGGATGCTATTCTGGTTAATCGCGGTGGGACTAAAGATGAACTGGTTCTCAAGATTGCTACCAATGCTACGCAATATGCTCGCGTGTTTGGTGAAGCATTAGGCAAGAAGCAGAAGAGAATTAGCGAGATTCAGTGATGACAGAGGACAGACTACGGAGGGTCGAGCAGAAGATTGATTCGCTGCAGGAAGCGGTGATTTCTCTAGCAAGGGTTGAAGAGCGGATCACGACAATCTTCAGCAGGCAGACCAAGATTGAAGAGCGCGTGAACTCGATGGACGAGAAGTTGTCCAAAATACACCCGGCGATTGCTTTTGCCGAGAGGCTGTTCTGGATAGCCGTGGTCGCTTACTTCTCTGTCGGGGATAAACTTTGAGCCACTTCGTTACTGAAAGCGTGATCATGGAGCCCGTGAATAAGGGCTGGCGGTTATTGAGCCGTGTTCAGTATTACAGTGAAACCATAGGACAGGAGATCATTGTCCCTGCAGGTTTCTTCACGGACCTTGCAAGTGTTCCGAGATTATTCAGATGGTTGGTCCCAGTGGCTAACGCAAAAAACAGAAAGGCAGCAATCGTTCACGACTACCTATGCACTGAGGCAGCTCAGAGGCTGTATGGGATAGATCAGCGAATGGCCGATAAGATATTCAGGGAAGCCCTGGCTGTATGCAACGTGCATCCGATAGGTCAGTGGGTCATGTGGACACCAGTAAGGGCATACCAGTGGACAAAGGGATTATTCAAATGATGGTCAAAGATGACATGAGGGCGATAGCTCTAATAGCCATGATCATATTCATTCTGGTTATGACCGGGTGCGGATCGGTCAATCCGACTGAGGTTGGTCAGAAGGCTAGGGAAGTAGAAGAGGCTCTCTGCCCGCTCCAGACTGCAAAGAATATAGATCAGACAATTGACAACCTGTTTGATCTGGTTCCGATCATCTCCTGGGAACCCGTCTGCCAACAATGAGCAAACCTATCTATGATCCCCGGTCTTTAATAGAACCGGGCATACTCGCTTATGCGTCCACTCCTAGACAGAGAGCGGTCGCTGAGTGCTACATCATGAACGAGTGTAACGCTCTTCAGACATCGAAGGAGCTAGGCATTACCATGCGTAATGTCCAGAAGCACGTTGCCAAGATCAGGGCTGATGCGGCGGCTAAGGGCTACGAGACTCATGCCGGATCAGTCCCGGATGGATTCAGGCTGCGCGGCAAGTCAACTCTCCTGGACGCTGATGGCAACGCCAAGATTCAGTGGGTCAAGACCGAGGTGGATAAGGAGCGCATGGCCGAGATCATGCGTGAGGTGTCTGTCAGCCTCTCTGAAGGCATCAAGCCGTGGCCGGTAGTGCAGGCTCCCAAGAGGGTCACAAAAGACCTGTGCAGCGTCTACACGATTACTGACTACCATGTGGGTGCTTACTCTTGTAGACAGGAGACCGGGGAAGAGTGGGACTTGAAGATCGCCGAGGATACCCTGTACCGGGGGATTCAGACCATGATGGATGGCTGTCCTGACTCCGAGCAGGCTGTATTCGTTCAGATGGGAGACTTCCTCCACTTTGACGGGCTTTCATCCGTAACGCCATTGAGCAAGCATCCTCTGGACGCTAGTGGACGATACAACGAGCTGGTAGAGGTTGCGGTGAAGACCTGCGTCAGAGCCGTTGAGATGCTCCTGCATAAACACAAGCGCGTTCATGTGGTGATGTGCGAGGGTAACCACGATCTCGCGGGGTCCGTGTGGCTACAGGCAGTCATGAAGATGGCGTTCGACAAGAACCCCAGGGTGACCATTGATGACTGCAAGATGCCCTATTATCAGTTTACTTGGGGCAAGGTGTTCTTAGGGTGGCATCACGGCCACTTAACGAAGATCAGGAACCTGTCCGGGAAGTTTTTCTCGGAGCCCGAGTTTAGGTCCAGCATGGCGCAGGCAGACTACCTTTACATAGCCACAGGGCATCTGCATACCCGCGAGGTGATCGAGTCTGGAGGGGCTGTCATCGAGCGTCATCCTACGCTGGCAAGTCGGGATGCCTACGCAGCAAGGGGCTTTGAACACTCTCAGAGGGGCGCTCTGGCGATCACTTACCACAAGGATAAGGGAGAGATCGCAAGGGTGACAGCTACGCCATGAGCAATGTCGTTGATCTTCCTGTTCTGTCTGCGGATAAACTGGAGGATATGGCGGTTGAGGCTGATGAGCAGTTGTGCCGGTGGATAGAGTCCAAATTGGCTTCAGGGATCAGTCCCTATACTATTCTGGGGATTCTCTCATTAAACCACTCCTGGCTTGCGGGGCAGATGACTGATGAGCAAACTGACTGATCTACTAATAAAGCACGAAGGGCTGCGCCTGAGACCGTACCAATGCACTGCAGGCAAGACCACTATTGGCGTGGGGCGAAATCTTACTGACAACGGCATCACCGAGAAAGAAGCCCTGATGATGCTCAACCGGGACATCAATGTCTGCGTCCAGGAGCTAGGCCACTATGAGTGGTTCGAAACGCTATGCCCTGCACGAAGAGATGCTATTATTGACCTGTACTTCTGTGTCGGTGGACCTTCATTCTCGAAATTTCGTAAATTGATGTGGGCAATCTCGACAGAGGATTGGGAGTCTGCTGGCGCAGAGGTACTCGATTCCAAATTCGCCCGCCAGACAGGCAACCGAGCCATAGAGCTTGCCGAAATGATGCGCACTGGCGAATACATCTAAAGCTAGCATCCCTACCACAAAGAGCGTACAATTCTCCTTCAACTTTAATAGGGAGAACGTCATGTACGACAAACTCAGACTGCCTCTGAAAATCAGTGAGGTG